AAACCTATATTCTGTTCTATTTGCGGAAGAAGAGTTGAAGCTAAAGAAGTTGAACAATAATGTGGATTTTTAATAATGAAGAATATAATATAGCACCAGAGGAATACCAAGGATTTGTTTACCAAATTACCGAACTTGACACTAACAAAAAATATATTGGAAAGAAGAACTTCTGGAAACCCAAGACCCTCCCCATCACTAAAACACGTAAGAGAAGAGTACGAACGCGTATTGAATCTGATTGGAAACAATACTACGGTTCATCAAATGAAGTATGCAAACTTGTGGAAGAACGCGGAACCGAAAAGTTTAAAAGAGAAATAATAAAACTCTGTAAAACAAAAGGTGAAATGTCTTATCATGAAGCAAAGATGCAGTTTGATAATGATGTTCTATTACGTAAAGATTATTACAATAACTTTATAGGTTGTAAAATACATGCAAAACATTTAACAAGTTAATAATTTATTTTAAATAAAATGCATTTTTTCCTTTACATTTACGTAAAACTGTAGTATAATAGTACTATAAAATGATAAAAGAGGAGTTTATAATGTCATTTAAAAATTTAAAAAACCTAGTTAAAGATTACACAAAACAGTCAAAGTCCAAGTGGGCCATTAAAGAAGACATGGCATCCATGTACACTCAAGACGCAGCTGATACAGCCGCAGTTCTTACACACATACTTGGTGGTAAATTTAACAGAGCTGAAAATAAACTTTCAGAAATGGACACATTACCAAGAGACAATGCTGTGTTAGCTATCATTGAAGACATGGGAAATGATTGGGCTAAAGCCAATATCGGCTGGAGCTTTAAATAGGAGAAATAAATGACTAAGAAAAAATCAAATGTAATAAATTTTAAAAAAGAAAAACTAAAAAAGTTTGACGAAGAAAATGAAATCGTCTTTACTGTTGAAGATGAAAATTATACGCTTGGAGAAATGGTTCATCAAGCTCATAATGATAATGGAATGGAATTCGTATTTAAATTGGATTTAGAAGATGACGATGAAACTATTCACTAAAATTGAATTATTAGAAAAGCAGATAGCTGAAGAAGTTAAAGAAAAATATGCCTTGTATAAGCGCATTAAAGAATTAACTGAAGAGCTTGAAGAAGCTAAAAATCAAAATATCTTTAATTGGAATAAAAGCCCGGAGATGCCTAGCATCTCTGGTCCTAACGATATTCAAAGATACAAGACGTAATTAACATGTTAATAACTTTTTTTAACTTAAATGCATTTTTTCCTTTACAAACCATAAAAACTATGGTATAATATATCTATTAAATAATCAAAAAAGCGGAGAAACTAAAATGCAATTTACTAAAGAAATCAAAGACATTCAATTCGATAATGATGGCGTATCAGAAGCCATCGTTATGGCCTCAGCTGCCGGTTGGTATGTGGGTAAGATAGATAATTCCGAAGGATTTATCCAGCCCTACAACAGGTATAGTGGTTACTTTGCCACACCTGAGGAAGCACAAAAGGAGCTAGAGCTATATGCCTAGTCCTTCTGAGATACAATCAATGCTACCACTATATTTTCAACTCCTCTTCTTCGCGGTAGCTGGAGCATTGATTGTAGGAGTATTCTTTTCCATAGTTGGTTGGTTCTTCCGTAATGCAGTTGTTATTATGATAATAGTTGCAATACTGTTTGCCATCAACTATGGTTATGTCGATTTAAATAAATTATTTGGAGCTGTGAAAAATGACAATGCATCTATTACCAATTTACTACAACAATAATAGTACTAAAAAGAAAAAGCCTTTTCGTAAAGCAGGTTGGCAAAAAGCTCAAGCTGAACACGATAAGTGGCTAATGGCACGTGGTGTACATCCATCTCAGCTTAAGAATAAAAATAAAGATTCTGGAATCAGTGCTCCTAATTATAAAGAGCATTCACGTTCTCTACCAACAAGCAACTACACCGGTAAAGTTGTTGGTAAGTCTAAAACAAATGCATACACAGGTACGTTCATTACAGGCATTGCCACCATGCATAAATCTAACATGGTACCTGTAACTAAAAATGCAGATCCTAAAGAGTACTCAACAATGAGGAGAAATTAATTTGCATTTTATGCATTTTTTCCTTTACATTTCTGTAAAACTGGTGTATAATATATCTATTAAATAATTAAATGGGAGTTTAAATTATGTTCAATTATAATAAAATCATCGATCAATTAGAATACATGTCAGCTGAAGAGCAAGATGAGTTTGCTCAAAAGCTTCTAGATCGAAATAGTGGATTGGCAGTTGCTATATCTACTAAAATCAACATTGCTCATCAGGATAAGTTTTACACTGATTCTGTAGCACAATCAGTATTGGATCTTCAGTAATGAAGAATCCAATAGCTAAATATCTAATGTGTTCTTATGCGTATTATCAACTTAACACTAACTTAATAACAGATCATGAGTTTGATCAGTTAGGTAAAGACATACTTGCTAACTATGATAATATAGAACACATGCATAAACACTTAGTAACTAAAGAAATGTTACATGCCGGCACTTATCTTGGTGAATATCCAACTATGGTAAGAAGCGCAACACTTAATTACATCGAAAACAACAACATATAAATGGGAGTTTAATATGGGACTACAAGCACTAAAAGGTAAAAAATCTAAAAAGAAAACAATGAGAGCAAGAGCTCGTACTGGTTTAGCTGGTGTACCTATTGATAAAGGTTTCAACGCAGTTAAAGATTATTTTCATATTAATGTAGATAAGAAAGATTGTATTAATCAAGTTAAAACGTGGGTTAAGAAAAACTTTCCACAACCTTCAAAGTATATACTAGCTAATCCAGAATGGAAGTTTACATATACTCATCATGCTGCTACTGCATTTTGGTATAACAATGAGTTGAATAAAACTTATGAATCAGAAACTGCCGCAGAATTTTTAAATCATTTATTTGACAAAACGATACCTCTCATTGAAGAAGGTAAAGTTATACTCAATGATAAGAAAAAAGAACTAAAAGAAAAAAGTAATGTAATTACTCTATCACCACAAGAAAAATTAAAAAGAAAAATTAATAATACTATTATGCAAGAATTACTTGAACTAGAAGATCAGTGGATCGATGGTGACGATACTACTATTAACATATACGATAGATTCAAGTTTCATGGCTTAACAAATACTGCAATAAGTTACGTTAAGCCTTGGATTGAGGGTTGGCTCCTTGATTATGAGGATGCTTATCATAAACGATGTGACCAAGCAGTTGAAGGTTACTCCCACCTAAAAAGGTCAACTCTCAATTACCGAATTAAAGCATGTAAAGCAATGCTTGAAGATCTTGAAAGAATAAGATCAGCAACTAAAGCATCACGTAATGTCAAAGTTAAAGGCATTAAGGCAGTTGATAAACAGGTTGCTAAAATGCAATATAAAAAAGAAGATAATGATTTTAAGATTGTATCAATTAATCCTATTCAAATACCAACTAAAACTAGATTGTATACGTTCAATACTAAAAGTAAGATGGTTACTGAATATGTTACTGATAGTACTAATGGATTTGAAATTTCAGGTTCAACTATTAAGAATTTTACAAAAGGTTTAAGTAGAACCGTATGTTTACGTAAGCCTCTAGATTTCTTACCATCATTCTTAACGAGGACTACAAAACAAATTGATGATCTTTGGAGGCTTCATATAACTACAAAAACAAAAGTACCTAATGGTAGAATCAACAAAGATACAATCTTATTAAGGGTTTTAGACAAATGAAAATAGAAGAACAATTTTTAACAAAGTCTAAATTTACAAAGCTTATCGAAAGTACAGTAGCTGAACTTAAGATACCTTATATGGACGCTATAATAAAAGTGTGTGAAACTAATGATATCGAAATAGAAGATATCAGAAAGTTTATATCACCTATTATTAAAGATAAGCTTGAAGCAGAGGCAATGGATTTAAACTTTTTACCAAAAAAGAATTCCATTGACTTATCACTATTTGAGTAGTGTATATATAATACTACACAATGCAATAATACAGTTAATATTTCAGCAAATAAGGAGACAATACTATGTCATTTGAAACATTAAAACGCAATCGCGGTTCCAACATCAATAAAATTATAGAAGCAGCACAATCTGTCGGCGGAGGAGAACAAAAGTCCTACGTAGATGAAAGAGTGTGGAAACCTACAGTTGATAAAGCAGGTAATGGTTATGCCGTTATCAGATTCCTTCCCGGTAAAGATGGTGCAATACCATTTGTAAGATATTGGGATCACGGTTTTAAAGGCCCTACTGGTTTATGGTATATTGAAAATTCACTTACATCAATAGGTCAAACTGATCCAGTCGGTGAATTAAATTCAAAGCTTTGGAATTCAGGCATTGATGCTGATAAA